AACTAGTTCATGGGTAGCAATAGGAAAACTTCAAACGGTCAGAGCCGAAGAATCACACGACACTGACCCCCTCGCCGCCACCCGCCGAGCCATTGTGCGTGCCGCAGCAGAAATTGGGAGGAACATAACATGACCCGCGACGACATCATCCGACTGGCGCAAGAGGCGGGGTTTATTCGTGTGGTTGCTATTGAAGAAGGCGGAGCAGTCACAACTACAGTAGCCCCGATTGAAGAACTTGAACGCTTCGCCGCCCTCGTTGCCGCAGCCGAGCGGGAGCGATACGAAAGAGAAGTTAGAGCGTTGCAATTTCAGGTTGATGAGTTGAAGTACGAATGCCTTAATCTTCGTGCGAGGGGAGAAGAGAAATGACTGACCTTAAAAATGATCTTGAGCAGATACTAATATCCGAAGGCACAAAAGCAATGATGCTTAAATTGGCGGAGGAGTCATACCGCCAAGGGGTCAATGACACACTGCAAAGCGCCAAAGAAGCCGCTGAAAAAGCGTTTGTGTTAGAGATTGAAAAAGCATTGGCAGCCGAGCGGGAGAAGGCGGAAGCCGAAATCATTAACTTGAAAACAGTAATGATTGCGGCAGCAGAGGAAATTGCAGCGCATTGGAAAGCGCATTGCGACGCAGAAGGCTATGGGCCGATCAACCTGATGCACCGCTTAGAGAAAGGTATTCCGGCGCAATACGGCTACACGGCGGGCGACTTTGAAAGGCTACGTGCCGAGAACGAGTCGTTAAGAGCCGCCATCCGTGCGAGGGGTAACACCGGAATCAAGTGGGAGGTCGAGCCGTGAACTGCCCGTGCTGCTTCGGTCGTCTATGGATAGAAGATTACAGCGGAGATTGGTTTCGGTGTCTTTATTGCAACGGAACAGGAGAGGAGGTCAAACGTGGAAGTGCTGTTATTTATTCTTTGTCTGATGCCCGTGCTGCTCGCAAGCGTGCTGATATTAAGGCGGTGGTATCGAACCCTGAACCAGATAAGGCAGGATGAGTGGCGACGGGTTCCTGCCCCAGAATGGAGAGCAAAGCGAGGAGGGATGGAAATATGGTGACCGAAGAAGATGATGCGTTCGAGCAAGAGTTGAGGGCTGCCCCATGGGCATATGGGCAGAAGCGACCGGAAACGGTCGAAGAGATCATTTTCTTTTTGCGTCAGCGAGGATTTGACCGAGAGGCCAATATCATTTTACGAGAGTTCGCCATCCTTAAGGCGCGACGATAGTTCCCTTAACCTTGAAAGGGCGGGTCTGCTTGAAGTGTTCGCCACCACAACGACAGACCCCGCCTAACAACCCTCGCACCGTAGGATGCGAACAGCCCCAACCAACGCCGTTCCAAGGGCAGAAGAAAACACAATTTTGACAGGCGTCCGGTTCTGCCCACGCCATCTCTTCTAGCGCGTCGTCCTCTAGCCTCATCTGGATCGCAGCCACCGCAGATAGTCAGCACCGACCTCTGGCTCCCAGAACACCTTGACCATATCAGGATGATCGGGCGGCAAGTCAGGGTCGATAACCGTCACAGCACAAGGAGAGAGGGCGTTATCTCGGAATCCTCGATCCTTCGCATAACGGTCATAGACCTTATAGGAGGCGACCTTAATCGCGTGCATGGTAATTCCAGAGATCGCATCTTTCAGGACGCTATACGCACTCTCGTGCTTATGACCGGCCACATAGATATGATCTCGTGTTCCCATCAGAGCCGCCTTCATCGGGCCGTGAGCAGGGTTCCAGATGGAAGATCCGCTGTGATCGTGTCGAGCGTTAACGCGCACCTCTGCTCCGTTGGGGAATCGCAGAGCGATACGAGCCTCCGACGATTTATAGAGGGCATTCTGTTGTTTAGCGATCCACTTAAGAGGGTCGCCCGAGCCTGACCAGAGATCGTGATTGCCGCCGATCATATAAAGCCAGTTGCAGCGATTGACGAACCACTCTGCAATCTTCCAAGCCTGTGCAGCCGAGGTACTCTGATCGGCGTAAAGCCTTGCTAAACGTCCGCACCAGTTGTTCGTGGTGTCGCCCACGTTACAAGCGAATAGACCCTCTGTCGCATTGACCAGAGCCGTATGCCGCTCGATGGCCTCGATATCGCATCCGTCATCGTCGACGTGCGGGTCGCCAAAGTGCAGGAGACCAATTGCGCCTGGAATCTTGACGCGAATCGGAATGAGTTTAGAGGCTTCCTCATGTTCGCGTTTGTGTGCAAACTTTCGCTTGCGCTGCTCGATCAGTTCTTCGATCGGAATATCGTCCTCGGGCAGAGGAGTAAATTCAAAATCTTTTTCTTCTTCTGTATTTCTAGCGGGATCATAACTAGATTTCGGAACGATACCGCCTTTCTGCTGAATCTTCTTCAGCCTCATCAGCAGGGCTCGTTCGCCTATTCCTAGTTTTTTTGCCGCATCGGATCGTATGCCTTTCGTCTGTTGCAAAGTGCTAATGATCTGATCGTCAGTTACCTTTTGCACGTTTAGGTTTCCTTTTTACCGTGATGCCGAGTTCCTTTCGGCGTTCATCGGTGCGTTTATCATCACGGACAGCACTCCATTCCAACTGTCCATCTATTAGCCGAAACTGCTCCTTATGAGTCAAGGCGCAATCGCAGCACTCGGTGAAAGTATAGCCCTTCACTCGATACCAAACCCCGTCGTACATTTGCACGACAGGAATCTTTTTAGCCATGAGAACCTCGCAGATACAATCGTTGCTCATCTAGTCTGCGCTTAACGAGTCCGGGTAACACCCGACCGCCGCCGCGAGTCCACTTCATAAACTCATCAGCAGCAGCGTCAAATTCACCTCGGTTGTGCTTCATTCGCAAAGAAGATCGCTGCAAGTTACCGAGACCAACGTTAAAGGAGAAACTCACCAGAGCGTCGAATTGGCCTTGACTAGCAACAGCAGTAGGGCAATATCGGGCCACGCCGCGCTCAAATCGCGCAAGGTCTTGAGAAAGTAGATCGTCCACTTCAGAGCGAGACCAGAGCCGATCATCTTCTATCCTCAAAGCAAACTGTAATCTTTCGGATACAGGCAGCCTAGCCTGTTGCGGATATAGAACGTGCCCGACTCCGACCGTCCATAGCGAAGCCGGACACAGGTACGGGCGCATCCTTACGCCCTCGTGATGTTTGATCAGCGTCAGAGTTCCGAGACTGACTTTCATTTTTTCCCGAAGGCTTGACTTCCGAACCAGAAAGCAATGATCGAGGAGAGGATCAGCATCTCGTCATCGGAGAATACTTCTGCCATTGCTTGAGCAAACGGAACGCCTGTCGAATAGGCGTACCACACGCCAGCGATATTGATCGCAACCAGTTCGAGCACGAAGATATAAGTCACGATCGGACGAACAGAGGCTCTCAGATTAATCATCCACTGCGATGCGCCTTTGCCTATCTCCATGTCATGCTGATAAAGGGCAACTCGCTCTTCGGCTGCTGTCTGCATAGCAACTTGTTCGGTCTTGATTTCCTCGACTCTGGCTTGAGCAATAAAGCCCTTTTCAGCAAGGGCAAGTTCACGTTCTTTTTGTGCAGCAACGAGAGCCAATTCATGCTTCTTATCCTGTCGATCCTGAAATATTTGCAGAATTTTCGGGAGACCGCCAGCGAGAAAAGAGAGAAAGGTAGAAAGCATCGTCATCATTTGATCACCTATTTTTCGCCGCGCTTATTTAAAAGATCAAACAGGGTTTTGATTTTATCTTCTAAGACTGCCACTCTTAAATCTAGTTTAGAAAGAACGATGATCAGAGTGATTAGAGCAAGGATGACAGGCCACGCTCTAGTAAAAATTTCGAAGAGTTCCACGACTAACGTCGCTCGAGAACGCGATCTAACTTGGCCTCAATCGACTGAAGCCTGTTAGATGTATCTCCTAAGCGAGCCTCGATAACAGCAATGCGTCGATCTGCTTCTGGCTGAATGCTAACTTGCTCGACCTTTTCAAGACGCTGACTGATGGCATCAAGTTTAGAGGTCATCTGTGTTCCCCAAATAATCAGGGCAACCACAAGACCGCCGTCAACTAAAAGAGAGCCTGTCGGAACTTTAAACTTGGATAGATCAATCATCGCCGTTCTCCTTACGCATCAAGTCTTTCAATAGTAATAATCACATCAGCCGTAGCAGTTAGAGGCGTTCCCGAGGTGCTATCGGTTACTGTGCAACGATAGGTTGAGTACAGGATTTCTCCTGCAATCAAACCAGAGGCAGAGAAAGTAGTTGTCGCAGAGGTCGGGCTGTTAACCGTTAAGGTATCTCCGCTGACCTTAGACCACGAATAGGTATACGGAGAAGTGCCGCCAACAGCCGTCACAGTCGTGCTGCTAGTCGTTGCTGTTGATGTCGATACTCGTTTGCTCAACGTGGCAGGGCTTGCCGATGCGCTAAAGGCAAGGCGAGTAATCGAGACAGAAACATCACCGTAGATCGTAGCCGCTGCGTCATCGGTTACCGTACAGCGGAACACAGCATCGTAAGTGCTACCGCTAACAAGGCTTGTGCCGGTAAAGGTCGTTGTCGCAGAGGTAGAACTATCGACAGCAATATCCGTCGAGCCGCTTTGACGAGTCCACGCATAGGTATACGGGGAAGTGCCGCCGAACGGTGTAGCCGTCGTCGATGCAGTAGTAACAGATGAGTTGCTACCGGATGCCGTTAGGCTGCTCGGGGAGATAGTCAGCGATAGCGCACTTGGGATAGAGGCAGCACCGGCAGGGACTCCGTTAACCGGCGGCTCGGGGTCTGATACGCCACCATCAGGGGTGCGAATAACGACCCAGTAATAGCGAATCGTCGTATCGGTTTGCGGCAGAAAGACGTTAGTCGAAATGCCCGTCCAGATTTTAGAGGCAGAGGAGAAAGGCGTTTGTGAGGTGTACTCGTAAACGTCGTATTGAGAGCCGAGCGGAACCACGGTAGGAGCCGTCCATGAGAGGGAGAGGCTACCGTCTAACGTGTTGACCGTTAGGTTAGTAGGCGGCAACGGCTCGTAGATATCAGGGACAGGGGTCGTTACGCTCGTCGGGGTGAGGTAGTCCGTAGTAAGCGGGTCGTTCCAATCCGTGGAGGCTTCCTCGCGCAGAACCAATTCCACCGCACCAGAGGGGTCAAACTGCCAGCCCTCACAACGCACCGTTTTGTTCAGCCATCCGATCTCGGAGAACGTCACCGTGCCAGTCTGAAACGGCATGATCTTAAAAGCCGACATCCCGCACTTGACGGTGGCGACCTGCCCGTTACGGCTACGACGCGAAAGCAGGATAGCGTGACGCTGTGCTTCGTACTCGTTAGTGCAAGCGGCAAAGTCCGTCTCTAGCCACGCCTGTTCGCCGTCAGCCGTAACGTAGGACGTATTTATCACCGGCTGATATTCCATCGGTTGCCAGTTACGATCTTTGTTTACGAACTGACCGCGCACCGAGTTGTACCGTTGATTGTACGGGTACGCAGTAACGACGGAGATGCCACCATTGACGAGATCGTTATCGGTCAGGGTAAAAGCAGACGATGACCACGCACCGGCATAGATACGCCACAAGCCGCCCGAGTAATAGCAGACTCCTGCCATCGCCTGTGCAAGCACCTTGATGTTGTCTTCGAAACGATCCGTTACCGTCAAGGCAACGTTGCAGGTATAGCGTTTTTGCGTAATCGATCCTGGAATATTCACAAGTTCGTCGCAAATATCCGCAGCATCCATAACGAGCGACCAGTCGATTCTGGTTGAGTC